TTGATTTTATAATTAAAATTGAATACTTTTATTTTCTGGTTTTATATTTATCTTAACCAAATAAAAAAAGGAATATGAAGAACATTTTTGAAAAGAGGGTAAATATTTTGCCTTATGAATATCCATCATTATTAGCATATAAAGATGCAATAAGACATTCATACTGGATACATTCTGAATTCAATTTCACAACAGATATTGATGATTATAAGACAAAAATATCTAATGAGGAGAGGGAAGTTATTAAGAGGTCAATGTTGGCAATTGCACAAATTGAGGTTAATGTAAAAACATTCTGGGCTGACTTGTATAAGAGAATGCCTATAACTGAAATTGGTGATGTTGGTATGACATTTGCCGAGTCGGAAGTAAGACATAAGGATGCTTATGCGCAATTATTAAGAATTCTTGGGTTGGAAAATGAGTTTCAGACAGTTATTGAAATTCCTGCCATAAAGAATAGAATTAGTTATCTATCAAAATATTTGGATGGAACAAGGAGCAAAGAGAATAAAATGTACACAAAGTCTGTATTATTATTTTCATTGTTTATTGAACATGTGAGTTTATTTAGCCAGTTCTTGATTATGATGTCCTTTAACAAGGAGAAGAATTTATTCAAGGGTATTTCAAATGTGGTTGAGGCAACTTCAAAGGAAGAAGAAATTCACGGTAATTTTGGATCAGAACTTATCAATATTATTAAGGAAGAAAATCCAGAATGGTTTGATGACGAATTTGAGCAACTGATTGTTTCTGCTTGCCATAAAGCATATGCTGCTGAATGTGGAATATTGGATTGGATATTTGAGCATGGAGAGTTAAGTTTCTTATCAAAAGATACAATTAAACATTTCATTCAGAATAGATTTAACAATTCATTAAATAGAATTGGAATGAAGCCAGTATTTGAGGTTGATTTTACAGAGATTGAGAAGACATTATGGTTTGATGTGGAGATTTTATCAACAAAGGAGGGGGATTTCTTCTATAAAAAAAGTATAGATTACAATAAAAAAAGTAAGAGCATAACAGAAGATGATTTATTTTAAAAAACAAATATAATGAATAAAGAAAAATATTATTGGTTAAATGATGAGAGCAGGCTTTTCTTATCAAGGGGGTATATTAGTGAAACCCCCGAGCAAAGGATTAAAGATATTGCTAATAAAGCAGAGGGGTATTTAAAAATTGATGGGTTTGCTGTTAAGTTTGAGGAATATATGGCAAGGGGTTTTTATAGCCTTTCTACACCAGTATGGATTAATTTTGGTAAAGAAAAGGGGTTGCCCATATCCTGCTATGGATCCAATATTGATGATACTTTGGACAGTATTTTGAATGCTGGAAGGGAGATTGGTATGATGTCAAAATATGGTGGTGGAACTAGTGCTTATTTAGGTAATATTAGAGCAAGGGGAACTAAAATATCAACAGGTGGTACAGCAGATGGACCAGTTCATTATGCAAGGGTGTATGACACAGTAGTTGATGTTTGCAAACAATCAGAGGCAAGAAGGGGTGCATGTGCAGTTTGGTTGCCAGTTGAACATGAGGATATTATGGAGTTTCTTGATATTGGAACAGAAGGTAATCCAATCCAGAATTTACAATATGGTGTTACTGTTACAGATAATTGGATTAATGATATGAAGGGGGGTGACCCAAGCAAGAGAAAAATCTGGGCAAAGATTATTCAAAGACGTAATGAGTTTGGTTTTCCATATATTATGTTTAAGGATAACTCAAATAACAATTCCCCCTACAAAGAGTTGGGTATGGAGATAACTGCCTCAAATTTATGTTTAACAGAAGACCAAAGAGTTGTCACATCAAAAGGATATCTAACTGTAAAAGAGTTATATGAGATGGGTGATGAATTGGTGTTGTTTAATGGTGAAGAGGAAGTTAAATCAACTCCTATGTTATTGAGGAATGAGGATGCTGAAATTCTAAAAATAACATATTCAAATGGAATGACCCAAAAGGTAACATTTAATCATGGAATTCCAGTTTTTAATGACACTACAAAAGATATTGTAAGAGTTGAAGCAAAGGATTTGAAAATTGGTGATTATGTTGCATTACAAACAAATAAAGGTTTGTTTGGTGAATTAGATATGCAGGATGAGGCTTACTTGTTGGGTTTATATCAATCAGATGGAACTCAAGATAAGGATAATTTGATGATTGATGTTTGGGAGAATGATTTTGATTTGATTGATGATATCCAAGAAAAATTTAATAAAATACATTATAAGTATGGTTGTGATACATATGGTGTTAAAAATCAGACAGGTGATATAGTTGGGACAAGAACTAGAAAACCAGCAACTTTCTTTGATTCAAAAGTTAGTCAATCTCTTGTTAAGAAAAAAAGATTAACATCAAGAACACTTAAAAAAGCATTAAATTTTGAAAAAGGTTATGTTCCATCTTGGATTTGGGAATCAAATGAGGATACTATTTGGGCGTATTTAAGAGGTTTATTGTATGCTGATGGAACTGTGTTTAAGAGTGATAGCAAAGGTGAACCAATACAAATTTCCTATGCTGATATCAATAAAGAATTTTTAAGTGAGTTACAAATTTTATGTACTAATTTAGGTCTTAGTTGTTCTATTCGTCTTTTAAGAAAAGAAGGTCAAAGTTTATTACCTGATGGTAAGGGTGGGCATAAATATTATACATCTAAAGATTGTTGGAGATTAATTTTTGGAAGTAAAAATGATGCTTTAATTATTGAAGAAAAAACTGGGTTCTTAACAAGAAAGAATGTTATTATTGAAGATAGGGAGTATAGAGATAATACTAAGAAAAGAGCAAAAGTCGTTTCAATTGAACAAGTAGATAATGAGCCAGTTTATTGCCCAACAGTATATAATGATGAACATATTTTTGTATCAAATGGACTAAAGACTTTTAATTGTTCAGAAATTCAATTACCAACAGATTCATTAAACTCGTTTGTTTGTTGTTTGGGTTCATTGAATTTACTTCATTGGGATGAGATAATTGAGACTGATGCAATTGAGGTTTATACAATGTTCTTAAATGCAGTTATGGATGAATTTATATTGAAGTCAGGTAAAATGGCTGGTATGAAAAGAGCTAATAGATTTGCATCACAACACAGAGCAATTGGTTTGGGGGTTTTGGGTTACCATTCATTATTCCAATCTAAATTAATTCAATTTGAATCTTTGATGGCAAAGCAATTAAATCATCAAATATTTAAAACAATTAAAGAAAAATCTGAATTAGCTTCAAAATATTTATATGAAGAGAAGGGATATAAATGTTTAAGAGAGGGTTATGCCAACACAACATTAATTGCTATTGCCCCAACCAAGTCAAGTTCTTTTATTCTAGGGCAAGTAAGTATGGGTATTGAGCCAATCAAATCAAATTATTTTATTAAAGATTTGGCTAAATCAAAAACAATTTATAAGAATCCATTTTTGGAAATTGAATTGGATAAGTATGGTTTAAATACACCAGATACCTGGGAAAGTATTTTAAAGAAAGATGGATCGGTTCAGCATTTGGATTTCCCCACAAAAGAGGTATTTAAATCATTTATTGAAATATCACCAAAAGAGTTGATATTACAAGCAGCCCAGAGGCAAAAATTTATTGACCAATCACAGTCATTAAATTTGATGATACACCCATCAGTTCCAGCAAAGGATATAAATCAATTATATCTATATGCACATGAAGAGGGGGTTAAGACGCTTTACTATCAGTTTAGCCAGAGTTCAGCACAATCATTTGCAAGAAATATTAATGAGTGTGTGAGTTGTGAATCGTAGATTTGATACAATTTGTTAAATAAAAAACCCCCAACCTATTAATTTAGAATTGGGGGTTTTCATTTTTTTTTATTTTCCACTCAATGTGTCATAAATACGTTCAAGTTTTTTTACATCAGCTTCACTAAATGCAAAATTACTATTCTCAAATTTATCTTTCATTGTTGAAAGTTTATCCATAATTTTTTTAATCATAGATAGTGCTTTTTTGCCAGTTTTTGCTTTACCTTCTTTATGGTAGTCCATAAAAAGACCTTCACTTTCTTTTTCTTCAACAATTTTTTTAATTAGTCTGGATAACCCAGCCTCTGATAGTCTTAATGTTTTCATAATTTTTTTTATATAAATATACAATAAATTAAATTGGGTTGCAAATTTATAAAAAAACACATATTTATATACAAACAAAGTATAATGGCTGAAGGTTTTACATATGGTGTTGATTTCCCTTTTGACACATCGTTAAGGGGTGATGCTGTTAAAATGACAGAGAGTGCGTCAGATGAGATTAGAGCATCTTTATTACATTTACTATTAACAAGAAAAGGTAGCAGATATTATTTACCAGATTTTGGTACAAGATTGTATGAATTTTTATTTGAACCATTGGATATAGTTTCGTTTGATGTTATTGAAACTGATATTAGGGATTCAATTTCCAAATATATACCAAATTTAGTTATAAATAAAATAACCATTGAACCATTAAATCAAGATGAAGAAATTCAATCAACAAGATTAAGTGTGGATGATGTGGGGTTATCATCAAGGGATAAGGTTTATCGTTCACCAGGTAATGGTACATACCAAAATACTGCAAAAATAAAAATAGAATATACCACAAACAATAATAGTTTTGCTGGTAGTGAATTTGTTATAATAAATATATAATATGTCAGATAGAAAAATATCATATGGTGTTAGGGATTTTCAAAGTATAAGAACAGAATTATTAAATTATGTTAAGGCTTATTATCCTGATTTAATAAATGATTTTAATGATGCTTCAATATTTTCTGTATTCCTTGATTTGAATGCTGCGGTGGCAGATAATTTGCATTACCATATTGATAGAAGTTTGCAAGAAACTGTTTTGCAATATGCACAACAAAAGTCATCAATATATAATATTGCAAGGACATATGGGTTAAAAATACCTGGACAACGACCATCTTTAACTTTATGTGATTTTTCAATAACTGTTCCAGTATTTGGTGATAAAGCTGATGCAACATACGCTGGTGTTCTTGAAAGGGGTGCGCAAGTTTTGGGTAATGGAATTATTTTTGAAACAATAAATGACATTGACTTTTCATCTGATTATGATGGGCAAGGAATACCAAATAGAACGGTTATACCAAATAAATTAAATAATATTATTATTAATTATACATTAACAAAACGTGAGCCAGTTATCAATGGTGTTACAAAAGTATTTAAAAGAGTTATAACCTCATCTGATGTTAGACCATTTTTTGAATTATTTTTACCAGATAAGAATGTTTTGGGTATAACAAGTGTATTGCTTAAAGATGGTCAAATAAATACAATACCCCCATATTCTGACTTTATAAGTGATACCAATAAATGGTACGAGGTTGATTCTTTGGCAGAGGATAGGGTTTTCATCATTGACCCATCAAAAGATACGGGAAATGCTAGTATAAAGGTTGGTAAATATATTCAGACAGATAATAGATTTGTGAGCGAATTTACCCCAGAGGGATTTAAAAAAATAACATTTGGTAATGGGGTTAATACAGCATTGGAACAATTAAACCAATTTACTACAACAGGTCAATTACCGACATTGCAAAATTATTTGAATAACTTTTCATTGGGTCGAACATTAAAACCTAATAGCACCTTATTTGTTCAATATAGAGTTGGGGGTGGTTTGAATACAAATTTAGGACCAAATACTATTAATCAAATTGGAGTTAATTCTTTTAGAATAAATGCTGGAAATCCAGCACAAGAATCTTCTGTTATTAATTCATTAAGGGTTAATAATTTATTTCCTGCCATTGGTGGCGCTGGATTACCTACAACAGAAGAGGTTAGAAATTTTGTATCTTTTAATTTTGCTGCACAAAAAAGAGCGGTAACAATTAATGATTATGAGGCAATTATTAGAAATATGCCTTCCCAATTTGGATCGCCAGCAAAGGTTGCAGTTCAAGAGGTGGATAATAAGATACAGATTCTTGTATTATCTTATGATTCAAAAGGAAAATTAATTTCAGATAATTCAAAATTTTTAACGGATAATATTGCAAATTATTTATCAAATTATAGAATGATAAATGATTATATTGTTGTATCGTCAGCAAAAGTGATTGATGTTAGTGTTGAGGCATCAATTACAATTTCCCCAGGTTTCACATCAAAAGATATTATAAATAATGTAATTTCAACAATTAATGGGTATTTTATCCCACAAAGCATTCAGTTGGGTAATGACATTAACGTATCTGAAATAAAGAGTAGTATTCAAAAATTAAATGGGGTAATTTCAATATCTGATTTGGTTTTCACCAATCAAGTTGGTGGAAATTATTCTGGGGGTGAAACATCTATGCCTTATTCAAATACATCGAGTAGAACTATTGCTGCTATTGATGAAACTATTTTTGCTGAACCAAATGAAATATATCACATAAGATATCCAGAAAAAGACATTAGAGTTAAAGTGAAAACAAATAATGGTTTAACAATCGGTTAATTTATTTATTTTACCGCAATATTCTTTATAAGTTATAAATAATGTATACTAAAATATTTATAATCAATAAAGAATATAATGCAAAATAATTTTAGAATTAGGACTGAAATTGGTAAAGATAAAATTGTCAATTTTCAGTTGGATCAAAATATTGAATTCCTTGAGATTTTATCTTTTAAAATAAGGCAATCTGATGTTTACACATTAGACTGCGCTAATTATGGTGTTGTTGTTGGGAGGGTTACGGCAAACAACGGTTTTGGTATTCCAAATGCTAGGGTATCAATTTTTATTCCATTAAGTGATGATGATTCTGATAATGAGTTAATCACATCAATATACCCATATAAGACAATAACAGAAAAGAATGAAGATGGTTATAGGTATAATTTATTACCGTATAAACCATCATATCCTGGTCACGTTGCAACTGGAACATTCCCCACAATAGATGATGTTATGTTTGATGGTCAAGCCATAGAAGTTTATGAAAAGTATTATAAATATACTGTAAAGACAAATTCAAGTGGGGATTATATGATGTTTGGTGTACCAATCGGTAGTTATAGTATTTTAATGGATTTGGATTTATCAGATATGGGGGAATATTCATTAACACCCCAAGATTTGATAAGGATGGGTATGGCAACTGAAGGACAATTTGATAATAATCAATATCAACAATCAACAGATTTAAGTTCTTTGCCCCAAATTGTGTCAATATCAAAAGGTATTAATATTTCTCCATTGTGGGGGGATCCTGAAACTTGTGATTCTTCTATTAATAGGTCTGATTTTGATTTAAGGGATGATGTAAATATTGACATACAACCAACTGCAATATTTATTGGGTCAATATTTAGTACAGCATCAAATAAAAGAATACGTTCAAATTGTAAACCAAAAGATGATTTTGGTAATTTATGTGGATTGGAAACGGGTCCAGGTAGTATATTAGCAATAAGGCAAACATTAAATAAAGATGAAAAAGGGTTGCCTATATTAGAAACATATAGAGTAGGTAATGTTATAGATTCAGATGGTTCTTGGGTTGTTGAATTACCTATGAATTTAGAATATGTTATTACAAATGAGAATGGAGATAAGATAATAACAAATGACCCAAGCATAGGAATACCAACAAAAGGTAAATATAGATTTAAGATTAAATGGGAGCAATCCACAAAGATAAGTGAACAAACAAAAAGAGCATATTTTCTTGTTCCAAATATTAAAGAATATGGATGGAATAATCTTGGCACTATTGACCCAATGAATTCCAATAATGATAATAAAAATCAACTTGCTGGTTCATATTATTTTGGATTGGATTGGTCTGGTTATACAAATAGTGATGCGGCAATAAGGTGTGAGGATACTTTTTATGAATTTAAATCAAATAAAGTTTATACAGTATCAAGTTTAATTGACCAATATAGGGGCGGTAGTAGTAAGGGTAATTTTATTGGGATTAAAGAAATTGCAGATACATCATGTGATGCTACAATTAATAAATATCCAGTTAATGATGGGGTTAGGAATTTTGATTTTTTATTTTTTCTATTTTCAATATTATTTCTTTTATTTTCAACGCCAGGTAGAGTTCTTTTAATTGTATTCCATTTTGTTAAATTTTTATGGAATTTATTTGCAGTACCTTTAACTTATGCTATTGCTGTTGCATTACCTATTTTATCAGCATTTTTATTTGTTCAAGCAGCAACATCATTCCCAGCAGTTGGTTTGATATTAGGGTTTGCTACATTAGGTGGTATAGTTGTGGCAGCAACAGTTAGATTTTTTAAAGCATTTAAAGAAGTTAAGAATTTTAAATTCCAAAAATTAAATTTACCTATGATAACATATCCAGATTGTGAACTTTGTGATTGTGGGGATAATGATATGGAGTTGTCAGATAGTGGAATACCAACTGGGGGTTTAATTGCACAATTGGCAAATCCTATGTTATATAGGGATGCCGTAACATCTAAAGTCGAGACAATAATAAAAAGTAAGACAACATTTGGGGTAAATTTAAAAGAAGAACTATTGATTGATTTGGATAATATTGTTTCATTATCAACTGAAGCGTATATTGGTCAAACTTATGATATTAATAAACCATATAGATTTAGAGCCTTATTTTCAAATATTTATTTGATGCCATCAACCAGAACACAAGTTGCTGCAGTTGCAGTTGGGTTACCCCCTGCTGAAAGGATTAATAAATTTAATAGTAGGGAGAATTATTTTAAAGGTAATACAAGGATTGACGTTACATTTGCTAGTAAAAATAATAAAGAACAACATAGTGATAATGTTTTAGTTATAGTTGCTAGTGAAAATAGAGAATCTGGTACATTATTAACATTTTTGAATTTTGATAAATCAAAAGATATTAATTTCATATCTGGTTATACTGCAACAACAAAAATATCAGCAGAAACAAATAATAGTGAGGTGGTTGTTAAATACGCTAACCCATCAAATCCAAAAAGTTTATTAGAGAAAAAATATATGTTACCATACGGTGTTGATATTAATAAATATTTGTTTCCAGCAGATATTGAGTTTTATCAAGTTGTAACTGGTATGACAGTAAGTGAGTTTAAAAGTAAATCAAATCAAAATTCAACCTTGGCTGATGGGTCATTTAATTGGCAATGTCTAAGGCCAAGGTCAACAGAATTAATTTTTGACTTTGCAGAAGGTAAAAATCCAAATTTAAGTCGATGGCAAGATGAAATTTTTTCAGAGATTTCAAAAAATGATGGTATTATAAATTATTTTAATGATATTGATAATCAGTATGTTTTAATATTACAAAGGGGGGTTGATCCATATTCACCACTTTACGAAAATACATATAATTTAGGTAAAATATTTGGATTTGCCAATACTAATCAAATAAGTATAAAAACAAACACAAGATTAAATATACCAATTCAACCACTAGAAACATATTCAGTCCAACAAACAAATGTTTCAAATGAAATAATGTTTGATTCATATTTTTTAAGACCCATAAATTCTAGTATAGGATTTGGGGCAAATCAAGCATATCCATTTAGGACAAATGCGCATGGTTACTATTCTGGCAATCTAATTGGTGAGGCGTCAAAACCAAAAGGATTTAGTTTTTCAAATTCTTTTTCTGGAAATTTACAAGGATTACAAGTTAATGATAGTAATTTATTAAAGAGAGTAACAACATTTAAAATTGACTCGCGCAGTATTCGGTCAACAAATGGGTATGATTTATCTGATAATTTATCAAATATGTCAACTTATTATCTTGGTTTAGATATGGTTGCAAATAATAAAAGGAGTAATTTTATAAAAAGACTATTGAGAGGGGAAGAACCATATAATAACACATATACAACACAAGCTTCATTTGGGGATAATAATTATTTTAGTGAATTATTTGTTAATAATAAAACAATATTTAGGACAGATAGACTACCAACATCAGATTATTTGGATGGTTCATCTTGGTCGTCAAGTACGGTTAATACATATTATATTAATAATGGTCAAGCAGCAGCCTTACAACAGAATTTAGGATTTGCAACTTATGAAATTGTTGGGTCAGAACAATTTGCAGATAATCCAATACCAGCAAGTGACACAGGGTATTCCCCCCAAGATTTCTCTGGATTTACTATGACTGAAAATTTATTAACAACACTTAATACTTGTAATAATATGGTTAGTTTAGGTTGTTATACAGGCAGGGGTACAAGTTTTCAGGTTGATTCTAAATGCGCTGAAAATGACCCGGTGACAAATGGTTGTTATAGTTTTGTAGATAGAGCAATATTAGATATTCCAAAAGATTTAAGGACTTATAATGAATGGGTAAATAGATTCAGATATTTTTATGCTTTATGTAGGGGTGTTGTATCAGAAGTTTTTGTTAATAACTGGGTAAATGGATCATTATTTGCATTTCCAATACAAACCAAAATTAAATATAATAATAAAAACCAAGCAATCATTGATGATGAATCATATTGTAATGACTTGATATATTTTGATGCCAAAACGACTAATTTTTATTATCGTAGTTCACCTTTCTCTAAAAGTAATAGTACTTTTGTTGGTAGGACTATGAATAAAGAAAATGTTAAAAATCTAATGTTCCCAACAACAATAATGGATTTGGGTTATAAAAATTCATTATATGGATATAATAGTGATAATTTTGAATATTATTCTTTTGTATTAGATAAAATAGAGCCAACAAGTTACGGGGATAATTCAGATATTCTTAATTTATTTGCAATTAGTAGAATAACTAATGGTAATTTCATTAGGAATTTAAAAAATATTAATGATTTATTTTCAAGGGACTACAAGAAAACGGATGGGGATTATAGTCAATTATTATCAATAAATTCTGAATTTGGGGTTGATAAGTTTTCATCTGAATTTTATACAATGACTAATAGTGCTGATTCAGAAATATCAATTCAATATGATAAGAAAGACAATCCAGTTATTGGGATATTTTATTCATCATCTCAAGATGATTTACAATTAAAAGATTATTTAACACCAGGTCGAGTTAATTTTAGAGCATTAAATAATGAGTTGAAGCCAAAATATTTTGGCATTAAATCACAAATAGTGCCGTTTTATCAATGGGAATTAAATGATGCTAAAGGGGGTAATCTTTTCTTTGGTAATCAAGATAATAGTTGGTATACTAGTACTATAATCACAGATAATTATCAAAATTTAGATAGGATTAAACCAGATTTGGCGTCACTTAAAAATAGATTAAATCCATATAATAAAGAAAGATATTTTTATAATAATGAAAATGTTTTAACATATAATAATGATAGGGGTTATTTATATAATGACAAAAACCAAGCAACTAAATACGGCAATAAAAAGAATAGGTTTTTAGTTGGTGCGCCATTTTATTTTTATTTTGGTATAAAGAAGGGGGCATCTGCTTTGGATAAGTTTAAAACAAAATATTTAAATGAATAAATTTAATATTGTTCCTAGTGTATATAAGAATAAAGTTGGTGATGAAACCAACACACAATTGGCTATTAACTTGGATAATACCCAGAAAGAACTTATTCAGTTTGATAGAGATATTACCGTTGATTTAAAAGAATTATATAATAAAGAAAAAACACAATCATATAATATTAGACCAACATTTAAAATTAGTTATTTATATGATAATTTTTATTCTGGTACAACTGATAGTAAATATAAGTCACAATTAATATATAATATTAACAATAAAGATACCTCTTCAATATCAAATGTTGACAAAGGGTTTTTACCTGGATATGAATTTGATTTCTTTAGACCAAACGTCCCAAATTCTTTTGGTTATGAATCAGTTAATGCTTTTAAATATAATTGGGATTATTACATAACTTATCCATTTAGTGGTGATAGTAAGCAAAATTTAAATATAAAGATAGATAATAGATTTTACGATTGGGTGGCAGAAGAAGGAATACCATTTGTTACTGATGTTATTATTGAAGATGGGTTTAATTTAATTAGAATTAGATGTTCATTACCCCACAATTTAACTGCTACAGATGGGGTTGCAATTAAAATTGATTCAATTGTTAGATTGTATGAAATATTTTCATTTGGTGATGGATCATACGGTTCAGATGAATATGTTTTAAATATATTAAGAGTTAATAATAATATTTCTGATAATAAGTTAGGTACATTAAGGAGGGTTATTTCTATTGGAAATAGTGGAGAAACTACATCCGAATATTATGTTAGAAAACATAAAGTTATTAAAAATTCAAATGATATTGTACCAACAAAGGCTGGTTTTGAAACTGGTGCATTTGATGAACCAAAAGTTTTAAGTTTTATTGGAGATGAGTTTTCTTTCTTAAAAAAGACATCAAATATTTCATATAATTTTATATCAAATAATGATCTAAATATTGAAACACTTGTTGATAACCAAAACAGGCCATTAACTGAAATATACTTAACAATGGTATATAAAGGTTATTCTGGGTTTTTTGATGTAATTAAAAAAGGTTGGTTATTCAATATAACAGAACCAGTTAATCCTTGGTGGGATGATTCAACATCAAGTTCAAATACCAATATTAATGTTGAGAGTTATTTTGATGATAAAAGAAATCAATTTAAGTATTTTAAACTAAGTGATGATAATCTTGATGGCGATTTTTGTGAATATAATGAATATACCCAAGAGGAAATAGTTATTGCTGATTTATATCATAAAATAAAACATTCTGATGAAGTTTTTAGAGTTTCAAACTATGATAATAATAAATCTGGATATTATTATAAGCCACATAACAAATTGGTGTTGAAAGTTTTTTCAGATTATGTTGAAACTGTTGATTTTAAATTTGCTTATGATGTTCCAAATTATGCTTTCTATTCAAAAGTTGATGGGCAATTTAGGTGGAGGGATATATATGATGTTGGGTTTTTTGATGAAAATAATAATGGGGTTAATTATCCTTTTATAAATAATTCTTTCTATCCATTTGTTAATAATGTTTTTAAGTTGTTTCCAGAGGGGTATGATTATTATACTCAAAAAGTGAATAAATCAACAAATGTTGGGGATAGTTCTTCTTCATTAATTGTAAAACCATTGGTAGATGAGTGTGAATAAATATAGATTACTACAACCTAAACTTAATGATATAACAATAAGTTTACCCATTAAGATGGATTTTGATAATGTTGGTCAACAAGATACGATAAATAGTTACGGTGAGGATATATTAAGTAACTCTATCAACGCAGTAATTGATTATGAAGTAGTTAGGTTTTCTCATAGCGGATTAATAGAAGGCTTCCCCCTACCATCAAAAACTAGTACCCCAACCCCTACACCAACCAAGACTGTTACCCCAACTCCAACTAGAACTAATGCACCTACGGTTACCCCAACTAGTACGGTTACACCAACTATAACACCAACTAAAACAACCACACCGACAATAACCTCAAGTAATACGCCAACTCCATCTATAACTTCATCTATGACACCAACAGCTTCTATAACACCATCTATAACTGTAACTACAACACCAACAAGAACAGTTACGCCTACCAATAGTGTAACACCAACTCCGACACCAACACCATCAGCGACAGAGTTAAGGTATTATTCATCTAATAACTTAATAGTATTTAATCAAAATTGTACATAATATGAGTGAATTTAATATATATGCACCATCACCTTCTTGTTCAAGTTGGTTTAATCATGCTACTAGTGGAGATGCTTGTTCATCAATATTTTGTGTAACAACTCCAACAACTTGTGTGGGTGATTGCGATAAGTTATATGTGTCAACACAAAGAACGCCCCAGACCATTGAGATTGGTGATATTTTGTATGATACTAATAGGGTTAAATTGGCGGCAGGTTGGTATGTTAGTAGCACAAATGGGGTTGTATTTAATGTTAATTCTGGAGGTACATTAACAAATGTTAATGTTTGTTCTGGTACTACATATGTTAGGGATTATGATGGTAATTTTTATGGCACGGCTACTATTGGTACACAAACTTGGTTTACAGAAAATCTAAGAACAACAAGATATGATAATGGTACACCTATACCTAATGTGACAAATGATAATAGTTGGAAGATATTAAGAAGTGGCGCTTATTGTGCGTATAATAATAATAGTATAGATAGTTGTTTTGGTTATTTGTATAATTTTTATTCAGTAAGTAATGCAATTAGTTTATGCCCAACAGGTTATAGAGTGCCGACACTAACTGATTTTGAAACGTTATCTAATTATTTAGGGGGTAATGGTGTTTCTGGTGGGAAGATGAAAACAAGCGGATCTGTTTGGTGGCAATTACCAAATGATGGAGCGACGAATAGTAGTGGGTTTAATGCTTATCCTGCTGGTAGAAGAGAATTTGCATATGGCAGTGATTTTATTTATTTTGGGGAGACCACTACATATTGGACAAGTACTACTAATGGTTGCGGGAGTAATTTTGCTAAAATAGTTCAATTAAAATATAACAATGATAATTTGGATTTCCAATGTGATGATAGGAATAATGGATATTCTATTAGATGTATAAAAAATTAATATAATGGCGATAGATTATAGTTTAAATATAAATTTTAATTTTTACAATGGGGTTGATTTGTCTTCCAAATTAAATTGGAATTCAACGTATTTAACCCCAAGCAATGATTTTTTGGCAGATAATATAAAATTTAATAATAATAATTTCAATAATTCTTTTTTCAAATTGGATTATTATGATTCGCCTTTTAGTAAATCTCAAAAACTATATTTGACAACAATTTTACAAGCAAGCAATGGTGTTAAATCTGGGGATATAATTATTCCAACATATCTTTTAGATTATACAGAGAATACAGAGGGGTTTTTTATTTATTGGCTGAAGGATGTTAATATATTAAATATTGATACATTTTATGTTAGTGCGACATTTTTTAATGGGCAAACAGGGTCAATTAAAAGAATGTCAAATAGATGCCAAGCGGAATTACCTACAAATGATAAGTATAATTTAAATGAAGTTTTTGATTTTTATTATAAATTAAATCTAAATTATGGTACGCATACTTATGAGTATTATGATATTAATAATGGTAGCCAAATTGGGGTGAAGAAGAATCCAATGAATTGGTTTGAGTACATAACTAAAAAGTAATGATATATAAAATTAAAATATCCCCAGAATCATTATCGTCTATAGTTAAAGAAGTTACTTATAGTGGTAATACTTTTGGTGTGTATACTGGGATGACAAGTTTATTAACTAGTGGTGTTAATGGTACATCAACCTTAACTGGATTAACCATACCAATATTATTGACACAAGATGTTGTTGATGCTGGATATTATTCAGAATTTGATGGGGCAATTTTGCAAAAAGATACGGTTTTAAATTTTGTTTTTTCTGGTAAAAGTCCTTATGAGTATTGCATATATAATACATCAGTTAGAACGGCATATACCAAAGATTCTGAGTATAAGGTGTATTGGGGGGATCAAAGTGCTAGTGAAGTTATGAATACGGTCAGTAAATGTCATACCTATCAAAAAACAAGTAGTAGTTATGGGATAAAATTAACTCAAAAGAATAATTTTGGTACAAATATTATTAGCAAAACAATAACAATACCTTTCGATAAAAATAAGAAAGATGGTAATCCAAGTGGTACTGCGACATTCACCCCTAGTGGCGGTGCGTGGAGGAATACTCCTTTGAGTTATGATTATATTTTCACTGGGGATACTGGTATTGATATTGAAGATTATTTATATGAAGGTAATGTTAAGGTTACGGGATATACAAAATCTAATTTATTGGAATTATCGTTATACGGTAATAAGCGTTATTTGGTTGGTGTTGATGTCTTTAAAGATGGTGTTCCTTATGGTAGGGTTACAAATATAAATAATAGTTTTACAGCCTATACAATACAAGACATTAAGTATGTTGATTATCCTTTAGGTATAACGACTTTTGAGGCTAATAGCGAAGGGTTAACTGAGGATTCAACACAACTAAAACCAATAACAAAGAATGAAGCATTAATGAAGTCAGTTTCGGATGTTCAGATTTTTTCAAATGTATTTGTGGAGAGGGGAAAAAATTCAGGTTATGAGAAAGTTCAGAGGCTTGGGGAAGTTAAGACATTACAAGATATGGAAAAATATGGATATGGGTATTTCAAATTCACAAATAAATAAAGAAATAAACTATTTATAATAAAAATACGATATTATGGCAATTGGTACATATGGAACAGTTAGACCTAGTGATGTTAGTCCAGAAGATGTGGAGATAGTTATGGTATATGCGCCAACTAGGGATCAGACTGATTTGATTTCTCAAAAAAGATTGGATGCAACAACCATATTAAAACCTTATTTTGATAGTGAATATCCTACTGAAATTTTAGGTGGATTATATAATTTAACATTACCAGCGTCAGAATTTATCTCACTTGGTTATTATACATTATATTTAAGACCAGCGCAAATAAGAACAAAAATAAATGATTGTGGTGTTTTAAGTGCGTTACCAAATGTTAAAGGTATTGTGGTTAATTTAGATGACGTTCCAGATGATTTTAGGAATAAATTTGAAGTACCCCAAGAATTGGTTGGATATCGTGTGGAATACTTAAATAATAGCCAAAAAGTTCCTAATTTTTTTAGAATAATCACATCATCATTTTTTTGTGAGCCGATTGTTACAAATGAGGTTAATACTAGTCAAAAATCAATTCGTTATCGTTATGTTGATAATAATACAAACTTGGTTTTTCTAACTTTGAGTCCGAGTAGTTCTCCTTCTAATAAGACAAATGCAACTCCATTTATTGGACAGCCGAATCAAAGCATTATTATAAGTAATACTTATTTCAACCCAACAACTTTGGAGATTGAGATTGCTGAACATGACATCTCCACATTAGCAATTGGAATATTTGGTAATCAGACTAAATCTGTTGAGGATGGGGTTTATACCTTATACGATCCATCTAATAATATATACAGACAATATAATTTATTTGAGGTTAGAAATCAATTTAATGAATTATTGTATGAGGTTAGGGAGGATAGAAATGATGATATTGATATAAGCAAAAACTTTGATAATATAATAGAATAATGCCAAAAATTTACATTAAAAATAGCCCTGGTAGTGGTGGTGGTGTATTTGATAATTTAGTTGGATATCAGCTTGTTACTGGTGGGGGTTTAACTTCTAGTACTTTTGAATTTACCCCCTATATAAGTGAAAGAATTCCTCGTAAATTTTATACAAATGTTTTTGATGCGGGCATTAACTTGGAGAGTTTGGGTATTAGTGATATTGGGGATGTCAGAACGGTATTATCCAAGGAGTTTGATGTTTATCCCAATTATGATATAACTCAAGTAATGAGTTTTGTTATGTATGGTTCATTATCTAAAAGATTATCTGTATCAATAACTAAAATTATAAATAATTTCCCAGCATCTATTGATGTTAATTTCTATGACAATGATTTAATCACAGGGTATACAGCAACAAATATTGTTTATGATTCGATAACGGATGATACAACTTTTGACATTGATGTATCTAAAATACATAATCCACTTGGGGTTGATTTTAGTGTTAATTCTGATACTAATTTAATGACAAAAGAGATTAAGGTATCTGAATATAGAAATTTGACGCAATATTATGCTGATTATATTTTATCTATAAGTGGTGTTTCATATCCTTTAGTTATTTTAAATGCAAGTGATAGTTTAAATGAGGGGATTTTAAATATAACAGTTTCTGGTTCACCATTTGGCACGTCAAGCTCATTTAGTGTAGATTCATTTATAATTAGACCTAGTAATTTCTTATATAATTTAATTTTAAAAAGCAATTTTGATGAATTAGAGCAATATATTTTAAATACATTATCATCACCTATTTACACAATGACATTACAAGTTCCTCAAGAAAATGATAATGGGCAATTCACTTTGGTTAATACAAATTTATCATTTCCATTAGATGGAATTTGGAATATTGATATATTATCGGAACAATTTACAAAATATTTAAATGATGTTCAAGATATTGCGACATATTTTGATAATGCAAGAACAAATTTAATATCCAGATTTTTTGTTTCAGATTCGTTAAAAGAGTTTGATACATTTGATAGGAGAATTGAAAGCATGTTGCAAATATATGGAAGAAGTTTTGATGAGGTTAAAAAGTTCATTGATTCTTTGGCACATATGAATTCGGTTAATTACACACCAAAGAATGATATCCCATCTCAATTATTATTAAATTTGGGGCAAACATTGGGGTGGGAGGAGAATTTCCAATTCTTAACGGATCAGACATTAATGGAATCCATTTTTGGAAATAATAGCGATTTCAAATATCCAGCATATAACCGTTCGCAAACACCTTTGGAATTAAATTATTCTTTTTATAGGAATTTGGTTATTAATTCTTTTTATTTATTTAAGTCAAAAGGAACTAGAAGGTCAATTGAATTTATTCTTAGATTATTTGGTGCGCCAGAGGCATTAATTGAATTTAACGAGCATATATATTTGGCTGACCAGAAAATAAATTTAATAAAATTTAATACAGAATTAACAAAATTACAAACTGGGACATATATTGATATTGACCCAATTACAACAGTTAGTACTTATAAATTTAATGGTATAACGTATTCTTCCGTAACTGAAAATACAAGTTTAATAAATGTAAATTTCAATACTGAAAATTATCCATTGGATAGAGAAACAGGCTATCCACAACCAAAGAAAAGTAGTCAACTATTTTTCCAGATGGGTGCTGGTTGGTATCAATTAACGTCAAAACATAAGAGTTTAGAAATAACAACAAAAGTTGGGACAGGGGCGAGTGCTGAATATGGTACTGAATTTCAACCATTCACTTATGGTAATAAGTATTTGGATATATTTAGGAAATTCCCCTACATTGATGAAGGTTTTACATTATCCAAATATGTTGATAACAAAAAATCTTGGTCAAGAGATAATACATTGATGAGAGTATCGGTTGATGGTAATTATAATGCTTATTATTTTGTAAACGATGAAAGATTATTATTAAATGTGAAGAATATTAGTTTATTCTTAAATCCTGCACAAGGGCTTCTGTATGACGTTTGGGTTCAATCTAAGGATTATGATTACCCCATACCACAAAGTGGCTTAACGTTCCCGTATCCGACAACTGGGGGTACTGATTCAACAATTATAAATCCACAACCAAAATCAAAATCGTTTTTTGAATTTGCATCAACATTTACGAAGAATATGATTAATGTTCGTAATAGGATGTACATAACTGATGGTAAGACAGGGGGTTACCCTACATTACAATCAATATTTTGGAAATACATTGAAGCACCATATGCGGTTGGAATACCAACAAATAAATATACATATGAGAATTTAATTAAGTTTGTTGAAGGGATTAATCCTTATTGGATTAAAATGGTTGAACAAATGATACCAGCCACAACACTTTGGATGGGGGGTATTAAGTTTGAGAATTCTATATTCCACAAACAAAAATATGTTTATAAGCGACTTATGCAAAATGTTTTTGGCACAAAGCCTAAAGCATTAAGTGATACAACTAATTATAGTATAAGTTCTTTAACTGCAATAACGAGTGGGGATGATTACATTACTTCACCAATATTTTCAGATATATGTATAAAGAATGGGATTACTATGATTGCTACCCCAACTGATTCATTTAGTGTTATTTTGGGTAATGTAATCAATGGTGCATTAACTGAATATAATTTATCTTGTGATGGTAGTAATGTATTGACTACTTGGTATAGTGAAATAATTTTAAATTCAAAAATTGTTTCAAAAATTAAGTTTTATGATGGTATTGGGAATAATGATGTACCAACAAATGCGCAATGGGGTAATGCGTTAATTAGTGCTTTATCTAATTTGGAGTATTATGATATAAATTATAATAACCCATCAGATGGTGTGGTTAATTTTATTGATTTGGATTGTGTTGATGATATTGCATCAAATAAGTTATTAACTATAAATGTTGGGGTTGATGTAAATATAATTTGTTAAAAAAATGGCAGCATTTGATTATTTTTTAAGCGTAACTGGGGATTGTTCAAACATAAATGTTGGTGCTATATCTTTATCATTAACTGGTGGAACTGCACCATATACAATTGAGTGGGTTGACCCACCTTTGGGGGTAAGTATAACAACTGAAGTATTTCCGATATATAAAACCGGGTTATCTGGTGCAACATATGGTGTTAGGGTTAATGATTCGACATTAGACCAGAATTTAGAATTTTATATAAATATACCAGTTTCTAGCGGTTGTTGTGCGTCAATTCAATCTACAGTTAATACAAATAATGCGGAAAATAATGGTTCAGTTTCAGTATCAACAACATCTGAATTTTCTGCTGTTGAATATAATCTTTATTCTACTAATGGTAATTTAGTATATAATCAAACAAATAATTCAGATTTAGTTGAATTTGGAAGTTTGAGTGCTGGAACATATTATTTAACGGCTAATGATTTTGGTGGTTGTACGGCAAAAACAGAAAGTTTTATTATTAATACATCAAATGCTTTTGATTTTGGTTTATATGTTATTAATAATTCATCTTGTTATTCAACACCAACAGGTAAAATATTTGTAACGGGTCAAACAAATCCTGGACCATATTCTTATCTTTGGGTTGACAATACAACAGGCAGTACATTAACTGGTTTAACTGCTGGAGTATATTCTGTACAAGTTACAGATGGACAAGGTAATTCAAAAATTAAAAATATTGAAGTGACTGATACCGCTTCATTAGGTGTTGTACAAATTATTTTAACGCAACCAACTTGTTTTACCGCAACTGGTAAATTAGATATTACCATAAGTGGTGGCACAGCCCCCTTCTATTATTCAGCCAATACTGGGTATTATGATATAACTTATGATAGAAATTTTGTAATGACTGGATTGACTTCTGGTAATTATGATATTTCAGTTATTGATGCTGGGTTATGTACATTAGATTTTACCGCATCATTAAATAATGATAATGGGGTTACATCAGTTTCAATAGATGGGACTAACTCAACTTGTTCGGCATCAGATGGTTTAATAAATATTAGCGTTGTTGGTGGAACGGGACCATATAATTATGGTTTGATAAAATCAAGTGGTGATACAACAATTATTACCACAACATCAACAAATTATATTTTTGAGAATTTAAGTAGTGGTACGTATACGGCATATATGGAGGATTCTGCTGGATGTTATTATGATAGTGAAATTATAATAATTGCAGAGAATAAATTCACATTAAATCATTCATTAAGTGGGACAACTTGTGCATCAAATAACGGCAGTTTATTTGCTTACGTTAGCACAGGCGCTACACCACCCTTTGATTACTATTTGGATACAACATCAATTATTGATACAAATTTAACTGGGGTAACATTCCAAAACTTAACAGAGGGTCAATATCTTTTAAGGGTTATTGATTCAACAGGCTGCGAGCAAACAAAGAATATTCAAGTAACATCGAGCAATGGTGTTGATTTTTCATTATACCCAACATCTTGTGTGAACGGTAATGACGCTGTAATTACGGCATTGATAACAAAAGGGATTCCCCCTTTTACATTTAACTGGTCAAGTAATGTGAGTGGTAATCCGCAATCAATAATAGCAAGTGGATTAACTAGTGGTAATTATAGTTTAACGATAGCGGATTCCAATGGTTGTACATTAACAAGAGAAACAGCAATAAATTGCTTTACAGTTACCACGTCATACCAAACATATATAGTTAATTCACAGACATTTGTATTACAACCTTTAAATAATTTCGGATTATTGGATTTCCTAAATGAGGGGTTCTCTGATTTAGTTAATGCTGAATTTAGTGGATCAACCACAATACTGGATCCTAAATGTTCATTAAATTCTGCAATATTTAAGGTAGAATATACATTGCAGCCAAGTGGTTTAACAAATAGTAATTCATTTTTTACTGGTTATACTAGAACAGATGTTCCGACAGATTCAGTTTATGTTGATGCAATAAAAACATTGGTTGAGGCAATATCTGGTATTGATAGTGTTTCATATGATTTGGTTACGAATAAATTAAATATAATTGCCGAACCTAATAATAGCATAACATCGCAAGTTTTAACCATAAACTTAAAAATAATATATAATATTAGCTGTTCCGTATGACAAACATCATCATTAGTAGTATAAGTGGAACAACGCCTTTAAATATATATGTATCTGATGCATTTGGGGGTAATGAGACCTATCTGGGTCAAGTAACATCATTGCCTTTGGTTGGTAATATAACATATAGTTTACCTATTATATTTAATTCATCTCCACAAGTTACCATTATTATTCAAGATAGTGAGGGGTGCAGAACAACAAAGAAATTAAATTGTTATATAGATTGCGATATTGTTTATAGTATAACAAATATAACATCAATAACACCAACTCCAACACCAACTCCATCTTCAACACCTGGATATATTCCAATTGCAACATCAAATAATAAAATAACTTTAACAAGTATAACAGGAACGCCACCATTTGGTATTTATGTATCAGACATAAATGGGAATTATGAAACTTATGTTGCAACAATAACGAATACAGGAATATTACCCGTGAGTATTGATGTACCTAATAGATTTTCTGGGTCAAATCAAGTTATTGTTACCATAAAAGATGTGGATTCTTGTAGTTTTTTCAAAATAATAAATTGTTAAATGGCAACATATAAATTAATTGTAATAAATACTGATCCAATATGCGAAAATAGCATTGAGAACATCATAACAGGTGTTACTTCTTGTTCAAGGTATTTCTTACAATTAAATTCATCATCACATTCAAAAGGTCCATTTGATGTATATTTGGATACAATTAATAGTGTGCCAATATATACTAATATAACAAGAGATGAATTTTTATTTGGTGTAACAGTTGAAATATTATGTACAACTCCAACTCCAACACCAACTATAACACCAACTATAAGCATAACACCAACTATAACAAAGACACCAACAAAGACGCCAACAAAGACGCCAACGCCATCAATAACATCAACTAATACACAAACACCAACTTTAACTCCAACAAAGACAAACACTTCAACACCGACCATAACGCCAACAGTTACTCCAACATCACCAGAAGAATATGATGCTTATTTATTTATTGAGCCAGTCAGTTTGAATTTGGAATTTAATTCTTGGATGTCATCTGGAGGTAGTTTATTTAGGGGATTTTCAAATGGTATTGGACCATCAACAAGCGGTGATACATTTAGTAGTCAACTTAATAGATATATATCATTTTCTGGTTGGGGGGTAAATGCTCCACAAGTTAGAACAGCAAAAATATCACAAACTAGTGGTGGATTTGATGATTATGGTAATTTAATTCAAGCATATTTGTTTAAGACACATGAAGTGCCAGCATATTTAACAACTGGATATTCTTGGTACACTTGGGTTATACCTAAATTAAATACAAACAATAATCTTGTTAGTAATATTGGTGTTAATGAATATAGTGATCCTGCTGCATTAGTACCAGTAGCCACAAATTTATTATATGCTGGCTTAACTGTAATATATAGTGGACTTACAATTCCACAAGATTATTATCATGTTTATACAACATTTAGCAATACGAATTTTAGATTAATGAATAATAATAATAAGTTATATTTTAGAGGTAATTCATTAATTCCAGATATAAATAATTGCAATTGTTTTGATGTCTATTTAGATTCATCAAGCCCAGCTACATTATCTTGTTATGGTGTTTGTGGATTACCATCAAATACCGAAATATGCGGAAAAACAAATTTATTTAACGGTGAAATTGGCCAAAAATATTATATTGATTTTGAATCATGTTTGAATAATAATGATAGTAATTGGGTAGAAGCAAAGAACTTTAGTAAAGATGATTACTGCTATGCCACAAATTCGCTTGGGGTTATAACAGGTAAAACTTTATGTGTTACACCAACACCAACACCAACAAATACTGCAACTCCAACAAAGACGCCAACGCCTACAAATACGAACACACCAACAAATACAAATACACCAACAAATACGGTTACGCCAACAAATACTCCTACAAAAACAAACACACCTACACCTACAAGCACAAATACACCTACAAATACTCAAACACCAACTAATACGACAACACCAACTAACACATCAACACCGACAAATACACCAACTAATACCATTACTCCGACAAATACGATTACTCCGACAAATACGATTACTCCGACAAATACCGAGACACCAACAAACACACCTACACCTACTGAAACACCGACAAATACTCCTACACCTACTGAGACACCAACAAATACACCAACAAATACGGTTACACCTACTAATACGCCTACTAACACAATTACCCCAACCAATAGTGAAACACCAACAAATACGCCAACTAGCACTATTACACCAACTAATACATCTACACCAACTAATACATCTACGCCAACAAATACACCAACACCAACAAATACACCAACACCAACAAATACACCAACTAACACCCAAACACCAACTAACACGCAAACACCAACGAATACACAAACACCAACAAGTTATGGTAATTATAGTTTTACTGCAAATTGTGATACAAATATTGTAAATAATATTGGTCAAAAAGCAAATTATAATTACACATTTGATGTTGGTGTTAATACTGGTCCTATTGTTATAGATATTGTTACAAATACTAATGCAAGTTTTAATGTGGTTTGGAATTCATCAACTGTTATTAGTTCAAATACTTTTAATGGTTATGTTTCCTCTGGATTCACAAAGACATTAAATTACCCAACAGTTGTTAATGTTCAAGTAGTCAGTCAAGAAATTGGAGGGGTTTTTGAAATGGTGTTATCTTGCCCAACTATTTTGCCAACACCAACACCAACAATTACTTCAACAAATACCCCAACAAATACTCCAACAAACACAATAACACCAACAAGAACTATAACACCAACAATAACTATAACACCAACAAACACACCAACAAATACTATAACACTAACAAATACACCAACAAATACTATAACACCAACAAACACACCAACAAATACTATAACACCAACAGTAACACCATTTTGTTATGCCCATACATTTAGCAAAGCAAATACTGGTAATTATTATACATCTTGGACAGGTTGTACAGATGCTTGTAATGGTGGATCACCAACAACATTTACAATTTATAGTGCATTTGCAAATTTAAGTGGTACACTTAATAATATAGAAATTTATGAAACTAATTCAGCTTGTTTAAGTAATGGACCAAGTGGTGTTGATTCTTTTGGTACAAGTGGGTTCACAAATGAACCATTTAAAGCAATATTAAATGGAATTTGTTATACATTTATTAGCTTTTTTACTGACTTTTCAAGTCCTACACCTTGGAGGCATTATTTACCCCTTCAAGGGTCATATGCTGCAATTCCATGTACTGGTGTCACACCACTACCAACAATTACACCAACATCAACACCATCTAACACACCATCTAACACACCTTCAATTACACCAACATCAACACCATCTAACACACCTTCAATAACGCCAACAAAAACAGTTACCTCAACACAAACAGTCACACCAACAACAGTTTTTTGTTATGCTAGGACATTTACAGCCTCAAATCTAACTTATAATAATAATTGTCCAATAACTGGTAATACATTTACAGGTTATGTTAGAGTCCCATCTGGAACTCCATTAACTACAAATGATAATATTTATTTCAATATTAGTGTCCCTTCATATGGTGAAACAATGTGTAAACAAAATATATCAAATGTTGAAACATCACCTTCATCATGTGATTATTTAACTGGTTCTATTTATTATAATGCAAAATCAATTTCAGATACATTAAGTTCTTATTCATTTATGTGTAGTAATGGTATTATACAAATATCACAAAGTGTTAGTTGTGTTGTTCAGCCTACACCATCAATAACACCAACTAATACAGCAACACCAACAGCAACAGTCACACCTACATTACCATTATGTAAACTTTTTTCAGTTCGCAGAGATATTAGTGAGTTAAATGATTGTTCAACAGTTTGTAACACACCAAATGCATTTATATGGGGAAGATATTCAACGTTTAATGGTGCAAATGGTTCTACATATTATAAATTCCAAAATTCTTGTGAAACTAGTGATGCCTCAACTTGGGGAGGGGAAAGAATTTTTGGTAAAGATGGTATTTGTTATGGGTTTAATTCTTTAGGTACTATAACAGGTAATACAATATGCCTTTCACCAACACCAACACCAACTATAACACCAACACAAACAACAACACCAACAAATACTCCCTCAAATACAAATACACCAACAAATACAATTACACCAACAGCATCAAATACACCTACAAATACACCAACAAATACACCAACAACATCAAATACTCCAACTAAAACAGCAACAAACACTCCAACTAATACGCCAACAAATACCGTTACTCCAACAAATACCGTTACACCAACACCATCACAAACACCAATAGGTTCGACTTGTAATGCAATTATAGGTTGTGGTTTAGGTGCGCTTGTTTGTGCATGTACGGGTACAACAAGTACTTTTTATTATAAAGGGACAATAACACTTGGTTCTCTTGATGCTGGAGGTAAATTCTACCGTACTTTATCTAATTGTCAAAACAATATTGATGACTGGAATAATTATTCCTTGTATTTCTACCATACAGATAGTGGTTTTAGGTATGGGGTCGCTTCTAATGGTGCGATGACAATTAATTATGGAGGTTGTTCTTAAAATGTGAACTACATATAATATTAATGAATGTAAAAAATAGATTTTGTATATTTATATAAATAATAAGTTAATTAATGAGTTTTAATTATAAAAATCCAAAATCTTCTGTTGTATTAGCTGGACCAAATAGTGTCCCACTAGAGTCAAATACAGGATCCAATTTTAGTTCATTCCAAGTTGGGGGGTTTTATGATGTTTTTTCATTAAGTGATTTAAATTTCACAATACCAACTGGTGCGACTGGAACAATTTTATATTCAGCCAACACAATTCCAATTGATTTTAGTTATAATACGCCAAATGGCGCACCAAACGTTATAAATTTATATTCTGATGGTATTTCTTCTGGTAGAAGAAAACTTGGAATGGTTGCATACGTTTATGAAAATAATAAAACATATCAATATCAAATACCAAATTATGAAACATTATTTAATGATGCATTAAATGTTGGTTCGGTAATTAACATTGATTTTGGGTATCAATGTTTGGATAATACTAATGAGGGTAAATTATTATTGAACGCTTGGACTGGGTCAACAATTGAAGGTATATCTGGTGTAACAAGAGGTAATGCAAATTGGATTGAGTTTAATCCTGAAGTATATGTAACAGGTGGAACATATAATTCAGGGACAACTATGTTATATCTTTATGATAATTCAGGTAACACTATTTCAATATCGGGTTTTAGCGTTAATGTAAGTGGTGCAACTGGGTCGTCAGGGACAAGTGGAACAAGTGGTGTAAATGGTACGAGTGGAAGTTCTGGCACAAGCGGAACGGATGGTACGAGTGGTAGTTCTGGGAGTTCAGGCACAAGTGGTGGACAAGGTAGTTCTGGAGAAACTGGTAGCAGTGGCACATCAGGTACAAGTGGAGGTCAAGGTAGTTCAGGTCAAACAGGTAGCAGTGGTACATCAGGTACAAGTGGGGGAACGGGTAGTTCAGGTGCAAGTGGTTCATCAGGAACAAGTGGCACGCCTTTAGCAGAAATTAGTTTGGTTGGGGATAAGAATGGTATAAATATTACATACACAGCATCGACAATTATTAATGAGTTGAATCATTTATTTTTTATAAATGGTGTGTTGATGAATTATAATGAAGATTATACTATTGATGGCGATGAAATTACTTTAATTAATTATTTATCACCACCAATAAGTACAGATATTTTAAAATTATATAATAGTGTGACATTTATTAGTGGCACTAGCGGTAGTTCGGGGTCATCAGGTAGTTCTGGAACAAGCGGTACAGAAGGTACGTCAGGTAGTTCGGGGACAAGTGGAAGTAGTGGTTCGTCAGGAACAAGCGGAAGTTCTGGTTCGTCAGGAACAAGCGGTACAGAGGGTACGTCAGGCAGTTCGGGAACGAGTGGTACAGAGGGTACGTCAGGCAGTTCGGGGACAAGTGGTAGTTCTGGTTCATCAGGCTCAAGCGGAAGTTCTGGTTCGTCAGGAACAAGCGGTACAGAGGGTACATCAGGTAGTTCAGGAACAAGTGGAACGGATGGAACAAGTGGTAGTTCGGGGACAAGTGGAAGTAGCGGTACAACAGGTACAAGTGGTACAGAGGGAACAAGTGGTAGTTCGGGGACAAGTGGAAGTAGTGGTACATCTGGTAGTTCGGGGACAAGTGGTAGTAGCGGTACAGCAGGCTCAAGTGGAGTGAGTGGTATATCAGCAGGTCAATCATATTATTTAAATGAAAGTCAGAATTCAGATGTTAGTGGGTTTAAAGTTTTATCAGTAGAACCATCAGGTGCGGCACAAACAATTATAACAACATTAATTAATGGTAATACAAATAATATACTAATTTCTGATTATATTACACCACAATTGGGATTTGCTGTTATACCTGGGGGTACGCAAAGATTCCATTTACACTTCTTAAAACCAGCAAGTAATGATCATTTAGAAACATATGCTCAAATTCAATTAACCAATTTTTCAGGTGGGACAATTGGCCCATCAATACCAACAAATACAGCATTAATTGGTTGGGTCGATTCTGTAACTCCCATTGAAACAAATTTGGATTTGGTATTACCAACAACAACTATTGACCCAACAAATAGAATGATTGTCAGGATATATGTTAGTAATTTAGATAGCACAAATCATAATATTAAATATTATACAGAAGGTACATCATATTATTCATTTGTATTAACATCAGTTGGTGCGATTGCTGGTTCGTCTGGTACGAGTGGGACATCAGGCAGTAGTGGTGGCACTGGAAGTTCTGGTGCGTCTGGAAGTTCTGGTACAAGTGGGAGTAGTGGTTCATCTGGTACAAGCGGTGGTACAGGCAGTTCTGGTGCGTCAGGTAGTTCAGGAACAAGTGGAACAGATGGTACATCAGGTAGTTCAGGAACAAGTGGTGGTACAGGCAGTTCTGGTGCGTCAGGTAGTTCAGGAACAAGTGGGGTTAGCCCTACACCAATAACTGAAGTTGGTGTAACTGGTGCCAAAGATGGGGCAAATAGAGTTTATACATTAGATTCATTAGTTGATGAAGGGGCACATTTATTTTTCATAAATGGACAATTGCAAGATTATGGTGTTGATTATACAATATCTGGAAATCAGTTAACAATTAGTTCAGTGAATCGTGCACCAACAAATAATTATATATTAAAGGTATTTGGGGGTATAGTTATTGGTGTTAATGGTACATCAGGTAGTTCGGGGGTAAGTGGTAGTAGTGGTACATCAAGTACAAGTGGGACAAGTGGTAGTAGTGGAACTAGTGCATCACCTTTAACTGAATTATCAATATCTGGAACACAAAATAATAGTAATAGAACTTTTACAATATCATCATTTGTTGAAACAAATAGTCATTTGTTTTTTTATAATGGTCAATTACAACAATATAGTATTGATTATGAAATTTTATCAGGTACAACATTAGTAATAAATAGTTCTAATTTGCCACCAACACCCAATTGTATATTAAAAATATATGGTGGTGTTATTATAGGTAATAATGGTTCATCTGGAACAAGTGGAAGTTCGGGTACTAGTGCAACAAGTGGTTCATCTGGAACAAGTGGTAGTTTGGGTGCAAGCGGTTCTAGTGGTACAAGTGGTAGTTTGGGGACAAGTGGAAGTAGTGGTTCATCTGGCAGTTCGGGTACTAGCGCAACAAGTGGTTCATCAGGTAGTAGTGGAACATCTGGAACAAGCCCAGTAAGTCAAATATCTGGAAGTGGAACAAGTAATTACATACCAAAGTTCACAGGGACAACAAATCTTGGTAATAGTATTATATATGATGATGGTACAAATGTTGGGATTGGTAATACTGCAACTGGTGGTTTTAAACTTGATGTAAGTGGTACAGGAAGGTTTAGTGTAGATTTAACAATAGGTGGTAGTCCAAATACTCAATCATCTCTTTCTCTTACAAGATTAAAAGGGTACTCTAATTACTATGATGTTTCAAATAGATATGGAGATTATGGTAAATTAATTTTTAACGCTGATAGTTCTTGGACTTCAGCAGCAAAAAGATGGCTGATTACTAATGCAGTTAATAATACTACTTTTGCAATTATAAGGTCGGTTGATTCAACTACCGACCCATCTTTAGGAAATGCAGGTGCAGTTACTTCAGGTACTGTTGATTTTCAAATAAACAACACAGGAGCAGCTACATTCTCTAGTAGTGTAACGGCAGGAGATGATATAACAATATCAAAAACAACTTCAAATTTAAGATTGTTTCTTAATAATACTACGGCAACAACAGGTAGAAGTTGGTATTTTAATTCTTATAGCAATGGAAGTTTATATGCTGGAAACACAACCGCAGGAGATATATTTAATTTTTCTTCAATAGGAGAAGCTACATTTAGTAGTAGTGTTACGGCAAGAAATTTATTATCAATATTAGGTACTGATGGTGGTGGTAAAATATTATATTTTACAGGTGGTACTACCAAGTACAACTTTATGATTGCATCTCAACAGAATGTAGATAATGCTTTAGAAATAACACCTTCAACAACAGCAGGTGGAAGTACATTTAGTACTCCAGCACTTACTATATTATCAAATCGCAACGTCGGAATTGGAACTACAAGTCCTCAAACAAAACTTCAAGTTGCTAATAGTTCAAGTGCAATTTTACTTACAGAAAGTTCAAGTGTTGCAACAATTATAGGAACAAACGCTGCTGGTACCGCATCACAAGGATTAAGTTTAAGAGGTTTCCCTTTAACATTTACTGGAAACGGAGGTGCTGGAAGTGAGGCTATGCGTATCACAAGCTTTGGCAATGTGTTAATTGGAAGTACACAAAATGATTATGGTAAATTAGATGTTACTGTATCCCCTTCTTCATATACGGCTGCTTTAGGTTTAGGATTGCAAACAAATAGTGGTGAAGGTAATAGTGTCGGTATATCATTTAAAACCAAAATATCATTAAGTTCTAATATTTGGGAGAATGCAAGAATAGCTGCTTTTACAGATGCGATAAGTTCAAGTGCTTATGGTGCTTTAGCTTTTTATACAATGTCTGCTACTAATCTTTTGGAAAGAATGCGTATTGGTAATAATGGATTTGTAGGTATTGGAACTTCGAGTCCAGGACAATTATTAACTGTACAAGGTTTATCGGGAACAATAAATATAGAAGATAATACAGTATATGCTCAAGGAGTAGGTGGTAAATTATCTTTAAGTGGGAATTATAGAACTGTAGGTGATATAACTGAAGCTGGATATATTAAAGCAAGTAAAGTTAACGCAACTAATGCTGATTATGGATTTAATATGATTTTTGCTACATCAAACTACCCAAATGGTTTAGCAGAAAGAATGCGAATAACAAGTGGGGGTAACACTCAACCAGGTACAGATAATGCATATTCATTAGGTGCTAGTGGTATAAGGTGGTCAGCAGTATGGGCGGCAACTGGAACAATACAAACATCTGATGAAAGAGAAAAGAAAGATATTGTTGATTCCGATTTAGGTTTAGATTTTATAAATAAATTAAGACCTGTATCATTTAAATGGAAGGTTGGTCAAAATGTAGTAACAAGTGAAACAATAATAAATGAGAATGGTGAAGAAGAATCTAAACAAGTTATTACACCAAGAGAAGGTATAAGAACACATTATGGTTTAATTGCTCAAGAAGTTGAAACCTTATTAGATGGTAAAGATTTTGGTGGATTCATCCATGATACAGAAACTGATATAAAAGGTTTAAGATACGACCAATTTGTACCATTGTTAATAAAATCAATACAAGAGCAAAACCAATTAATACAAGAGCAAAAACAATTAATAACCAATATGGAATCAAGATTAAAAGCATTAGAAAAAAATTAAACTATTTATATAAAAATTATATATGCCAACAAGAATTGATTTATATGGGCAGAATATTTCTGTAACAAAAAAACGCCCATGTAAAGTTGCAACAACGTTAGATGTATCATTATCATCATTACCAATAAGTATTGATGGTATTTCTGTTAGTTATGGCGATAGAATATTGGTTTGGAATCAATCACTACAACAAGATAACGGTATATATAGAGTTGAAAGTTCATCTTTGGTTCGTGATTATGATATGAATATTAATGAAGATGTTTATGCTGGGATTGAAGTTTTGGTACTATCAGGATTAACTTATTCTGGTAAAACATTTTATTTAACCACAAGTGGCAATATAACAATTGGTAGTAGTTCATTATCATTTAGTGTACTTGCTGGTCAAAATGGGACAAGTGGTTCATCAGGAAGTTCTGGCACAAGTGGGAGTAGTGGTTCATCAGGCACAAGTGGGGGAACGGGTAGTTCAGGAGCAAGCGGTTCATCAGGAACAAGTGGTAACACGGGTGCAAGTGGTTCATCTGGTAGTTCGGGTACAAGTGGAAGTAGTGGTAGTAGTGGAGTAACTGGTGGAAGTGGTTCATCTGGAACAAGTGCATTAATAACATCGTCAGAATCAAGACCAGCACCAATAGATGCGGATAAAATGTGTATTTGGTTTGACACCACAAGTAAGATGCCAATGGTTTCTTATTGTATTAACACATCATTAGTAGGTTCTTGGTCATCAGGTGGTGCGTTGATAAGTGGAAGAAGATTATTAGTAGGAGCAGGAACGCAAAATGCAGGACTTGTGGCAGGAGGGTTTACAAGTGATAATGTAACTTGCACAGAAGAATACAATGGTGCGTCTTGGTCAGCAGGAGGTGGACTAATAACAGCAAGAAGAAATTTAGCAGGAGCAGGAACGCAAAATGCAGGACTTGCGGCAGGAGGGTTTACAAGTGATAATGTAACTTGCACAGAAGAATACAATGGCACATCATGGTCAGCAGGGGGTGCATTGATAACAGCAAGAAGAGCTTTAGCAGGAGCAGGAACGCAAAATGCAGGACTTGCAGCAGGAGGCTATGTAAATGCAGGTGTATCATGTACAGAAGAATATGATGGTACATCTTGGTCAGCAGGTGGTGGATTGATAACGGGAAGAAGAAGTTTTGCAGGGGCAGGAACACAGAATGAAGGACTTGTAGCAGGAGGCTCTACATCTCTATCCTGCACCGAAGAATACAACGGCACATCTTGGTCAGCAGGGGGTGCGTTAATAACAGGAAGAAGCTCTTTAGCAGTAGCAGGAACACAAAATGCAGGACTTGTGGCAGGAGGTTTTACAAGTGTTGGTGTATCTAATACAGAGGAATACAATGGCACATCTTGGTCAGCAGGGGGTGCATTGATAACGGCAAGAGATACATTAGCAGGAGCAGGAACGCAAAATGCAGGACTTGCGGCAGGAGGGTTTACAAGTGATAATGTAGCCTGCACCGAAGAATACAACGCACCAATAGAAATTGTTGACCGTAGCTTAGACTCATCATATAATACAGCAGAATATTCTGAAAGACCTAACTTAGTTGATGCAGGAATGTGTTTGTGGTATGATAAGACAAACAATATACCAATGATTTCCTACAAGAGCAGCACATCATTAGTGGGTTCATGGTCAGCAGGAGGTGCTTTGATAACAGCAAGAGGTTATTTAGCAGGAGCAGGAACACAAAATGCAGGACTTGCTTTTGGTGGGACTAATCTATTAACTTGTACTGAAGAATACAATGGTACAAGTTGGTCAGCAGGGGGTGCAATGATAACAGCAAGATATGCTTTGGCAGGAGCAGGAACACAAAACGAAGGTCTTGCAGCAGGTGGTTTTACAACTGTAGCAGTACTATGCACAGAAGAATACAATGGCACAAGTTGGTCATCAGGTGGTGCAGTTATAACAGGAAAATATTTTTGTGCAGGAGCAGGTACGCAAAATGCAGGTCTTACTATGGGAGGAACTCCTTCTCCTGCATTATGTACAGAAGAATACAATGGCACATCTTGGTCAGTAGGTGGTGTAATGATAAACGCAAGACAACTATTAGCAGGTGCGGGAACACAAAATGCAGGACTTGCTATGGGAGGTACATATAATACGGTTATTTCCTGCACAGAAGAATACAATGGTACAAGTTGGTCAGCAGGAGGTGCATTGATAACAGCAAGACCGTATTTAACAGGAGCAGGGACACAAAATGAAGGACTTGTTTTTGGGGGGTATACGGGTGTGAGTATGTCTTGCACTGAAGAATACAATGGCACATCTTGGTCAGTAGGAGGGGCATTAGCTACAGCAAGGTATGGCCCACTTGCAGGAGCAGGAACACAAAATGCAGGTCTTGCAGCAGGAGGTGCAGCAGGTGGTGTTGCTAGAACTTGCACTGAAGAATACAACGCACCAACTGAAATCGTTGACCGTAGTTTAGATTCATCATATAATACAGCACAATATCCAGATAGACCTTATATAGCACAAACAGGAATGTGTATGTGGTTTGACTCTGTTAATAGAAAACCAATGGTATCTTACTATGGGTTTGGAGGTGTTGGTTCATGGTCAGCAGGGGGTGCACTAATAACGGCAAGAGGTTATTTAACAGGAGCAGGGACACAAAATGCAGGACTTGCAGCAGGAGGTACAGCAGGAGGTGTAGTTTCTTGTACCGAAGAATATAATGGCACAACATGGTCAGCAGGTGGTGCAATGATAATAGCAAGACAAGAATTAGCAGGAGCAGGAACACAAAATGCAGGACTTGCGGCAGGAGGTGTTATAAATGCAGCCTTAACCTGTGCAGAAGAATATAATGGCACATCTTGGTCAGCAGGCGGTGCGTTGATAACAGCAAGAAGTGCTTTAGCAGGAGCAGGAACGCAGAATGAAGGACTTGTTATGGGGGGTGCATATTGTTCATGTACAGAAGAATACAATGGCACATCTTGGTCAGCAGGAGGTGCGTTGATAACTGCAAGAAGATTATTAGCAGGAGCGGGAACACAGAATGCAGGTCTTGCTATGGGAGGTGACACAGGTGCGGGGACAGCCCTTACTTGCACAGAAGAATACAACGGTACATCTTGGTCAGTAGGGGGAGCAATGACAGTTTCAAAATTTTATTTGGCAGCAGCAGGAACACAAAACGAAGGTATTGCTTTTGCATCATATACAAAGGAAACTTGTACTGAAGAGTACAACGGCACATCTTGGTCAGCAGGTGGAGCAATGTCAAATTCAAGATACGGCCCACTTGCAGGTGCAGGAACACAAAATGCAGGACTTGCAGCAGGAGG